GCTAGAGAGATCCAGCAATCGACTTCTGAAATATGAATGTTCCATGGCACAATACCAACACTCAAAGTTAAACCCCCATCTGGAAAAATAGCATCACACTCACATCTAAAAGCCTCACATATCTCTCGCATCCTTGCCTCCGCGTCAGAAGCGTTTACATTTGTGAGCAGCACACAAAATTCATCTCCGCCATATCTACAAATATAATCAAACACCCTTAATTTTTCGGTCAGGACCTTACTCAATGTACGTAGTATGTTGTCTCCAGCCGTATGCCCGCAAGAATCATTAACCCCCTTAAAACCATCAATATCTATAATTGCCAACACGGAATTTTCTTTCTTACTCTTTCGCTTCAAACACGCAGAGACCATCTCACTCCAATACCGCCGATTAAGCAGTCCTGTTAGCGGGTCAATACGACTCAATTCACGGAGCTGCTTCTTATTGCTCCTAAACTCAGAAGCCAGGCTATAAAATGCCAAACCCAATATCATTGGATATATAACAGCCAATGGTACGCACACCCAATCATCAAATTCAGACGCCCCTTTGTAAGAAAACCCAAAAGCAAGAAACGCAATAAAGAAACCCGACAATTTGCATACTAGGCCTTTAATCCAGAACACAGGCCCACCAACTGAAATATTATTCATTGCAACCATCGCAAAAATCAATGCTGTTGGAATTGGCTTCGCATGCATCACAGCTATCCAAAACCCACACAACAAAGAATCAACTAATAGATTATTTTTCTCGGATCGAAATGGATCTGACGAATAAAATGCTATATACCTTGCAATATGGGCCCATACGAGAGCGTTTAAGCCGAGCAGCACTAATAAAACTTTAGTTAAATCTGAATATGTGGTTATCAGTATCACGAAACCGCACAGGACAGATCCAAGCACTCGTGGAAAGTAGATCCGACTTACGAATACTCGCCCTTCAATAAAATCTTCCGTTTCTAACATTTCGCGCGCCCTTACGTATCTCAAAACTAGTCCCCTACAAACTTCTTGGCGCCAATTAATCGACACCTTAAACTCGTAATCGATACTACGTCAGCGACATTGAGACAGACCTGACAAATAATCACAATTTCTCAAAAAAATATTTTCCCTCTTTGCTTTTACTATTAAAACGAATATAACACCCCCGACACAGTTGAAAATCTTACCAACGGCGATGACATGACATAACTAAAATCTGCAGCATTTAAATTCCGCGCAAAAAACAACTTCTAGAATTCTAAAAATGATGATACATCACAGCATAACAACTGGCACTCTAGTTAAGCAAAAACTTAATGTATGGACGCTAAAAAAAAAGAACGCACATTATTTAATGCACATTCTAATATCTCAATTCAGCTAACCAGAATTGAAAGTGAAATTCTTGAGCTATTCTCTATAAAATCTGGATACCCTGTAAGCAATGAAACCACAACCAGACATATAGGAAAGGACCCAGACAAATATAGAGGAATTTGCATGTGTTTTTGCAGGCTTCAGAAAAAATTTAAGATCTACACTTCAGGGGAAAAATTATTTCGGTCTGTTAGAAACAAAGGCTACTATTTGGTACAAATAGTTGAGATCGAAAACCTTCTTCAACCCTAAAAACCAAACACTAATTATTTAATATAACAATGCATACCAAGGACGGTTTTCACTTAACTTAAATCAACCATCACTCTTTTAATTTCGATACATAGAACCACCCGCTAGATAATTGGCCACTAAATCTTTGAAAAACAATTAAGATTGACGACATTATTAACCCCGCCTCATGACCTGTAGATAGACTAGCTCCAATGTATTTACAGTCATTGCATAGAAACTTCTTTTGCGTAGGCCTGGCAGGCTTGCAGGGCGATCAATCCTCGGTCGCCGGCATCGGTGATGCCGATAATTCGTTGAGCATGCGCTGGGTCAAGTTGGGCTCGACGGGCTGCATGAACCACGCCGACGGTGCCGGGGGTGGCAGACACGTTGCAACCACTGGCTGGGTCCTTGGCGTCGAGAAGGACTGACAGCCGCACATCAGCAGTAGCAAGGCGGTCACGCAATAGAGCCTGATTACGTTGGGCATTGGACAGTTCTCGGGTGTGCTGTTGATCGGAGACGGCGAGTTGTTGCTCTGTAGCCAGGCGCTTGTCCTGTTCGGTCTGCTGATGGCGGAGCGCGGCCTGGGTCAGATTGTTTAGATCGTCAGCCTGCAGCGCGGCCTGGCTCGCGAGCTTTCCCGTGTAACGCCACGCTTGCACCTGCCAGGCCGCGCCGAACGCAATGATCATCGCCATCAGCAAGATTGCCAGTTTCTGTGGTGTGGTCAGCATTACTCATCCTCCCAATCGGGTAGGTCGACGGTCTGTCCCGCCAGATGGTGAGTGCAGTCCTCAAGAAACTGAATGCGCCCACCGGTCACGACCGAATGGCAAACCCGGGGACCGTCCGACCAGCTGTATCGGACCAGAATGCTCGGCGTGAACGTCGGCGCCTCCATATTGCCATTCCACCCCCACCGTGGCCCTGGTCCATTCCCATGTGAAACACCATGCGCGATGTCGCAACCAGGGCATGAAAAATACAAATGATCCTCTCCGGCTTGCGCCAGGCAGCGGGACACTCTCCGTAATGCCGTCATGACAGTGCTCCACCCGCCAGGCGGTACTGCTGGATCAGATCGGCAAGCCGGTGTTCACGCTGGCCATACCCTGCACCAGGCAGGCTTGCCCAAATATTCCGGCACTTTGCGATCGCGGATTCGACCCGGCCGGCATGCACGTCCGGTAGTGCGCGGCATTCGCGGATGTGTTGCAGAGCAAGCAGATCCTGGCTGATCGGGCTGAAGTCAGGCAGAGCTAGCAACGTTCGGTAATACGGCCAATCTTTGAGCATCTGCTGGTACCGGCCCGAGGCGTTAGATGTCAGTCCCTTGCTGTTGATGACCTTCGATCGCCGTCCCTTTGCAAAGGGGTGATCACTGAAATCCGTGAAGATCTCAGGCTTTCTGTCGATGCCCGTCACGATGACGTCGTAACCATCCAGGACCGTAGCCGGCGATGTGCTGGTCCCCTCGGACCAAGCGAGCATGTCGAGGAAGGCCAGCGCATTGCGGCTGCCCGCTTGAGTGGTAGAGAGTCGTGCCATAGCCTTTTCTCCAGACGAAAAAAACCCGCACAACGGCGGGAATTGGAGGTGAAATAAACGCTGTTGAGTTCGTTCTATACGGTGCTGCACTCAAACGAATGAGGCCTGATAACTCGCCGCTACAAGAAGTTCCGCCCTGTTATTAATTGACAGCCTTTGGATGGGGCACATCGCTATCATCCCCGCCAAATTCCCCCTAGAAGGAACGCGTCAATGGTGCAAAGGCCCGCCAAAACTACCAATCACCACGGATGGGTTTGGGTCTACAAAAAAATCAGACGTCTTGGATTTTCTCGATTCACTGCTTGCTACAGAGCAAGCCTTTACGCTCTCAGAGGAGACACAGGAACTTTCAGGTTCAAAAACGGCTGGGAAAAATTCCGCTTCCGCCGCAAACCATGAGTTGCGGCGGGTTATAGGTTTACCTGGCCAGCTATGGGAAAGTCGACGGTGCGGTGAAGGTGTCTCCAGCAAACCGGCCACCTGCCGCGAAAGCGGCATCCCATAACGCCTTGTCGAGGGCGTCGACGTCAGCGTAGGTACGCCCCGACACGGTCAGATCCTCGCAGTAGCCACGATAGAAGATGTCCGAGGGGCATTGATTGGTCAGCGCGGAACCAGATCCGCCGTTACCGAAAATAATGCTCCCGGCCGCTGCCGCAACCGTATCACCACTCCCCGCAGACGCTCGCATCGAGGAGTACCGGTTAGCCACGGCGTTGGCACCGCCGACGACGTTGTAAAGCCCGGAAGCCTTGCCGGTGTTTCCGGCGCCACTCATGTACCCCAGGAAGTTACCGCCGCTACCGATCTCCATGTATCGATGCCCCGTAGAGAGCGCAGCACGTGTGCGATGTGCCCATACCGAAAAATAGAACAGGTGGGTTTTGTTCGCGATGATGTAGTCACGGATCGCTGTTGCGACATTGATCTGTGAGCCATGACCGCTCACTGTGTTGTTCACTTGGCTGTAAATGGCGTGTAGGCCCTTCTTGGGCGTCCGCTCAAACAGAGCGTCAGCTGCGACCGCGTTGCTGCTGAACACCCCGGCCAAGCTGCTCTCGGTACCCGCACCAAGCACCGCTACCGCTTCGGCGTAAGCGATGTTGGGAATGGAGGCTCCAGCTGCCGGCACTCCGCTCACACCACCCAAGCTATGCCCCAAGTCGAACAAATACAGCGACCCCGCACTCAGCAACGCATCGGAACGCAGAATGGGCAACGTCGTATCGGTAAAGGTGATGCCATCCAGTACAGTTTTTTGTCCGGCCATTACCAGGACCTCCGGTTAATTTCATAGGCAATGCGACGGGCGATATGCCCGTTGCTGATCGTGGTGTTGTGAATGATGTCCAGCCGAAGCGAACGCGGAACCACGCCCTTGGCCACGTCGTCGAGATCGTCGGCGCTGCCGTCGTTGAACTGCATCAGCCACTCGCGGATTTTGATCACGCGATCGCCGTACTCGGCGGTGGCCCAATCTTCAAGCGCGACACAGTTGTTGTAGGTAGCGGTACCAATACCCTCCCCCGTCGACGTGCCCGGTGTCGGGTTGCCGCCAAGCGGCGGCGTGATGATCAGGTAGCGTTTTTCAACGGTTTTCTGCACAGCGACCATGGCCCGAATGTCGGCCTTGATCTGCTCGATGTTGTCGAGGTTGTTGCGGCCCATCCAGATAATCTCTGTGTAAAACCCGTCGCCGGGCACGTCGGGTACGAACGGCGACTTGGGCGCGCTGTATCGGGCGTCTCCGGCAGCATCCCGAGCAAAGGTGTAAACGTCCGAGGAGTCCCCTGTCTCACTGTGCGTGCACGTCAGCGTCCCGTGGATGCCGCCCAAGGTACCTGTCAACGTGTAGGTGCCGGAATTGGTCGCGGGCGTAGACAGCAATAAGGTGCTCAACGCCGTGACCGTCACCGAACCCGAGGCCGGGATCTGGTTGTCCGTGACGGTCAGCAGTGCGGTACCAGCACCGAAACGCGCGGCGATCTGGCGAGACGTCTGGCCGCCAATGCCGCCATTCACAATGGTCCGCGCACTGATCAGTGGCGCCAGTTGCTCGCGCCAGGTGACCTGACTGCTGTTGGCTGTCAAGGAATCCCCTACACACAGCAGGTCGTGAACCGGTTTGAGGTACTCGATCCCTGTGACATCGGGGATATGAATATCAAAGTTACCCACGGTTTTGCCGGCGGTGGTGATGCCCAGCGCAATGCGGCCAACCGCATCGACGACGGCCCAGACATAGCCGGACTCTGGACTCAGTTGAACAGCAATGAAGCCCGACAGATCGGCCCCCAGCGCTTTGCGAGGTACGGCACCAGTGCCGAGCAAGAATTTCCCGGTAACGGTCCCGTCCACTCGAAGAGCCAGCCCAATCCGGCCCAGGGTATCGATCACTGCCCACGCATATCCCGACTGAGGGTCCAACGCCTTGGCGATGAATCCGTCGAGGTCGAGTTTCAGCGTGTTGCGATCGACAGTGCCATCGCGCAGCATGAACTTGCCCACCAGTGAACCATCCACCCGGCACCCCAGCGCCATGCGTCCAACCGAATCCACCAGCGCCCAGGTGTAACCGGACTCTACGGCCAATCGAACAAAGCGCAGCTCCAAGCCGTTAAACGAGCCGTTCTCAACGGCAGAGGTGCGCACGTCTATCTCTGCGATGTAACCCACTGACGGATCATCGGAGACGTGCCTGGCCTCCGTGGCACTGACCCGCACATACAGACTGCGCGATATATCTGGCGAGGTGGGTTCGACGTAAAAAGACTGGCCGTCGACCGTCGCCAGAAGACCTGCCGCGACAGTGGCATGCACTTTTCCATCGACCATATCGCGGTTGAGGCGATCAATTTCCGCATTGATCACATCCACTGGATCGCTGGTTCCGATGCCCTGCAGCAGCGGCGCTCGGTACCCTGCATAACCAATCTGAATATCGATGCGAGCCGCCGTGGTGTAGAAAAACACCCGCGCACTGGCATCGGCATGCATGGGATTGGCTAGAACTACCGTCGCCGCCGCATCGGAAAACAGCGGCGCCAACGTCTCACTCCCCGAGACAAGCACCCTCACCGTTGCTCCAGGCAATAGCACGCCGTCTTCAGCCCTTGCGGCAAAGAATTGAATAGGTTGCATGATGAGTCTCTATCAGGTGTTGAAGGTGATCGCCGGGGCGAAGTTGAGTTGACTGCGCACACTGCTCCAGGTGTCGTACGCTGCAGCGCAGAGGTAATACGTGGTGTCTGGCGTCAGTCCCGTGATCTGCCCGGTGCGTGATACGCCTTGATAGCCGACCGTTCCTGCAGTTGCCGGATCAAAATCCTCCTCTGTCGAATACACGAACACATAGCCCGCCGTGTCTGCAGCTGCACTGGCCGCGCAACTGACATCCGCGGTGGTGGTGCCAGTGACCGTGGCGGCGGTTCCCGTAACGGGCGCCGGCGCCGTATTGGTGACCAACAACGACACCAACTGTGCCTGGCCTGCAGCGTTGCGCTCGATGACCTCCACCCGATAGCTGCGAATGAGCGCGCCATCCACCAGCGCATCTTCACGTTGGTACGTGAATGCCGTGCTGGTGGTCGCCACCTCTCGCAGGAGGGCATTACTGCCCGCGTGACGAACACGTACCAAACGATCCTCGGCACGAGCTCCGGCCACCCAGCTGACGGTGAAGTACGGCGCCTCGAAGGCACCCACCAGGGCGAGATTTTGCGCGGTATCAGGCGCTACCCGAGCCGGCGATAACGTGACGCTGTAGGCAGTGACATCCGCCAGATCCTCAAGCGCTCGACCAAACACGTTAAATGAGCGGAACTTGACCCAGACAGTCTTGCCGACTTGGTCGGACGTATAGCTGTACTTCCAGACGGCATCATCCAACCGGACAAAGGGTGAACCGGCCGAGTGACTGGAGATGGCCGTGCTCAGACGTCCGCGTCTCAGATAACTCAGCTCATAGCCTCCGACGCCCGTGAGCACCGCGTCGCGGTAACTCAGCAACTCACCGGCCACCCAACACAGCGTGGCGCCACTGTCCGCCTCTGCAGTAGTGGCGGCAGCCAGCTCCGTCGCCGCTGCCAGTTGCACTGACAAGGTGTTGACCGTATCGGGGTCGCTTCCAGCGGCCAGAGTCGTTGTCAGTTGCCCCATGCGCGCCCTGCCGTAAATCGTCTCCGCTAACCGGTAGCTGTCACCATCAGCGCTGATCCAGATCTCACAACCTCCCCAGGCTTCACCCACACCGGCAACACCGCCCCAGATCTGCAATGTGCCGGCGGGCAGCAGGCTCTCGGGCGGGTTGAACATGATGGGCGCCAGGACAGGACCAGGCGCGACGTTCTGATTGCCCTGATAACCGCTCTTGCTTTGCACCGGATAGTTGGGCGCGCTGCCGACGCCCAACAACGCATCTTCGGCCACGATCGCCAACTTACCCAGCTCGTCCTCCTCAACCGAAATCAGCCGGACCAGGCGCTGGTGCAGGTTCAACCCTGGCTCAGTGATCGTGACCAGGTCCATGGGCTCGAGGAGCACATGCTGCCAACCGAGGGAGAACTCATATTCATTGCGCACATACAGCTTGCGTTGCACCAACAACTGCGCCGCATGGGCTCCAATGGCGATATTGCAGATCTCGTACGCTTTGATGGTGTCCATCGGCTTGGAGCCAAACTGCTCAATGGCAGCCTGATCAGGCGCACGCACCACGTCGGTGTTGTACTCGTGATCGCGATCGAGGATCTCCAGCGACACTTCGTTGTAGCTGTCGGCCTGGCTCTTGATCTTGAGCGAGACCGGAGGCTCACCGTCCTCTGAAAGAAAATCGTCATCGGTCAGATCCGCCACCGGCGTGATGTTCGGAAACCACGTCACGCCGTTACCGGTGACGGCCTGGTCGCCGTAGGGGATCACCTTAAGTTGACCGGCGGACCACACCAGCTCGCTGTTGGTCAGTTGCAACCAGCGCGCGATCGCCTCATTCGCCGGCGACTGCTCGTCGAGCACCGGACTCAAGAGTAAGTTTTCCGCCAAGCAATAGTTGCGGTAGTTCGACATATCCGCGACCCATGCCGGGGTAAAACCGATACCGTCCAATGGATCGAGCAAAAGCCCGGGCAGGAAATCGCCCGGGTTGGCATCCGGCAGCCCAGGCACCTGATAACGCCCGTCCACCTCGAAGGTATGATTCTGGACGCCGGCATTATCGTTGAGCAGGTACCTGCTGGAAAACACGTAGGCCGTATCGGAATAGGCAATCGCTTCGGCAGGGTGGCGAGTTTGAAGAAAACCCCACACGGTCTGATCATGAGTGCCATTGGCGTAGTTCAAACCCACTTGAGCCAGCGATGTGAATACTTCCTTGTCGCGGAAGACACGGTGAATGGCACCCAGCGGCCCACGCCCGACCGCAAGGATCAGCGCCGCATAATAGGTATAGGTCGTGTCTTTTTGGGTGGCTCCGCCCCCGCCTTTACCTCCCGACTTTTTCGTCGTGGTTTTGGCTACCGCTTCGAAGTCACTGTAATAAATGAGGTTAGGGCTGATGCGGTTGCGGCCGGCGATCCAGGCGATCGGCTTGCCACTCGCACTGCTCTGGATCTGCAGCGCGTTGATGCGCGTTGCACTGTTGGAAATGGTACTACTGCTGCCCCCCATCGCTGACTCCATATCGGTTAAGTGTGTAATAACGCACGGTGTGGCTGGAGAGCCGCTCCTCGCGCCTATCTGCAAACTCGACGCCGATGTCCCGATAGGCGTGAATGATGCGATGCTCATCGACCACCACCGCGCCGTGGCTGAAGGTCCGGCCGAATTTCCAGACCGCGACATCGCCACGCTGCGGGACATCGATCTGCCGGCCGTACAACTCCAGCCACCCCAGGTAGCGTTCCTCGCTGCGGTGCAGGTGCCAGTCCTGGGCATAGGCCCCGGGATCGATCGAGGGAATCAACCCGGCGGCGTGATACACCTCAATTAGCAACCAGGCGCAATCGACGCCGACGCCGAGCAGGTGCTGCCGGTGCTGGTACGGCGTGCGCAACCAGAGCTCAGCCTGCGCGACCACGGCATCACGCTGCAGCACTTCGAACGGGCTCATACCGATGTCTCCGCGACGGGAATGAACGGCATCCCCCGGTACCGCGCTCGGTTGCCGAATTTGTTGGTGCAGGCATCCAGCGTCCGTGGGCAACCCGGGTAAATCAGAAACTGATCACCTGCCACTGGCACGCCTGGCAGGCCCAGGATCATCGTCACGGCGCCATCGGCAGTGAATCGGCGTACGGTTCTTGTCACTCCTGCATTGGCGCCGTTCACAAAACGAATCACGCCCTGGTCGAACCAGCCCTGGGTGGCGGGCACATTGGAGTTCACACGCAGGGCCGTGCTGCCGCCCTGGACCACACCCACGGTTTCAAATAGGGCACGGTTCACCCCGCAATCGGCGCTGTACACCGTGCGCAGGCACGAGGGCTGATAAACGCCCCGGGGCACCTTGGTATCCAGCAGCTCGATCGGCGACTTTACTGTCACCGTCGCCTGCTCGCGGTCGGCAGGATCCACCTCGGCGACCCGCCCGATAAAACGTGTGACCGTGCCCACCACGGGCGACCGCCAGTCCGCCATGAACGCTCTGACAAGGTTAAGGGTGGCCCCGTCAAAACCGCCGCCGGCAATGAATGGCAGCAAGGGCTCGCCGAACACGGTGTCGTCCATGCCGGCGGTAAAGGTCACGTTCAACGTGTCGACCTCAATCCCGCGCACCGCACGTACGCCGGTGCGCTTGATCAGCGGCCCGCTGGCCGAGTAGTTCTGTCCGGCATAGAAGATCTGCAAACCCGCATCGGTGTAACGCAGCACCTGGCCGCTGGCCAGGGCAATCGTGTACAGATCTGTCATGACGAAACTGCGCGCCGTGGCCAGAAAGGATTTTAGTTCAGGTGTGGCATCGATCATGGCTTGATACTCGTGAACGCGATGTTTTTGAGCTCCCAAATCGCGCGATAAGGCTGAGCCCCGTCGAGCGAATCGGCCTCGAAAGCACAGCGAAAATAAAAGGCCCCGCTCCACACCAGCGCCGCGTCAATCGGAGGGGCCACCGTAAAGGTGATGCGCCCCAGCTCATCCACAGTGAAGGCTGAAGTAGGAGCACCACTGACAGTGACGACGTCCACATTGACGACCCCGTACACCGGCTCCACCCAGTGACCGATCTCCCGGGAAAGCTGGAATGTTCGCGTGGTGCCGTCCCCGGTGCCGAAGCGCTGAAGCGTTACCAGGTGATCACTGCGGTCAAAGAACAGAAACTCGCCGAATTGCCCTTTGCGCTGATTAAAGAACTCAATCAGCCTCGACCACTCATCCAACCCAGGGCGCTTGCGTACGGCGTTGTAACTCAGCTGGAAAGACCACAGCGGCGCCGGGTAGTACGCCGTTGTCCGGCGTCGACCACTGGCAGCTTTCTGCACTCCGGTACTCCACTCAGGTGCTTTTTTTGAAAGCAGGGTTTGCCCGGGCAGGCGCGGCAGAACACCTTCCGCCGCCGCGCCCATATCGGGGTAACTGGCGATCCAGCGCGCCGGCCAAAAAGGTCCTAACGACATCTTGCCCCCCTAAGTTTTGATGGCGCCGTTGCGCCGCATTTTTTGCATTTCCTCAGCCAGCACCCGGGCACCACGCCGAATATCAGCGGGAGACATCCGGCCGCTGCTGTCGTGGTAGTGATAGCTGTTGCCAGAACCGCCTAACTGCCCTTCCCCATTAGCTGCCTGGCGAATGACATTGGCGTATTGCTTGGGT